CAATAGCTCAACTTACAAAAAAAGAAATAGGAATACAAGGGTTTGATAACAGATTTGAAAAGTTTACAATGAGAATGAATAGAATAGACCCAGAGGAAAGCACAATAGATGATTTCAATCATTTATATATGATAGTAAAAGAAAGTTATGTAAGTAAATATGGCAGCTAAAAAGCCTACTCAAAGAGAAATAGAAATTGGTTTGAATCTTATTATTTCTCAAATCTATTCAGACCCTAGTAAAAAAAATTTTAAACATTTAGAAAAAGCCATTAATCTTTATGAATCTGTAGGATATAATATAAGAAACTATAAAGAAGAAATACTTCCTGAATTAAGAAAAGAGTATAATGTTCTATAATAACGCTAATGTTAATAATAAAAGCTTTTATTAACAAAAACAAGTAAAGATTTAATACTAGGATTATTTTTCTTAGATATATACTTCAGAATAGAAAAGCTTATATAGTATTACCTCTATAAAATCTATATGTTTAAATATAATGAATTAGTTATATCAGAAAAATAAAATGTTATTATTTGCAAAAGTTATTTTATGGATATTGCTTATTTTAGCTAGTATAAATTCCTGGCAGCAGTTTGATAAATTAGGAAAGGTAATCTATATTAGAATCAAAGGTAAAAGGAATGAACAAATAAGATCAATATTGAATGTTATCCTTCAGATAATTATAACAATCATCATTGGAATAGCATTGTTATCATTGTATTATATATAAATATGGAGATGTTAAAATGACATACTCCCAAAATAAATCACACTAAAAGTGTGAGGAAGATACGCATGACAATTAAGATACAAGCATATCAAAGACATGGAAGAAAAACTCCAGAAGTTATAGACGAATATGAGTTTTGTTGTTGGGAAGCATTACAAAAATGGATTAATGGTTTTGAAGCACTTAATGTATGTCCAGCTTGTGAAAGTGTAAAGAAAGGAATAGTTGTAGGGAAGAAGGACTACAAAATGATACAAGAAAAAGGATATTGGCAGTCTTTTAAGACTAATCATAAGAAATTAACCAATAGAGAAATGATAAAAGCTTTGTTTATATACACAATTTTAAATCCTTTTGTTTGGGCAATAATAATATGTGCTTTTATATTAGGAACTCAATTAAAATAACTTAGATGACCTAAACTATAATACAAAATGAAATGCCGAATATGTAGAGAAGGGATACCTGAAAAAGAAGATGACATTTGTCGCTGTTGTCTTGAGGATTTATGGATTCAAAAGAAATATTTGGAGGCGATTTAATATGGATTTCATAGAAGCAGTTAAAGCAATGAAAGAAGGAAAGAAAGTTAAATATAATGATGCATTTTTTAGATTAGAAGATGGGTGGTTATATAAAACATTTGAAGGAAGTGTTACACAAACACTATCTTTATCAGAAATAAATAATGATTGCTGGGAAATAATAGAAGAAAAGAAAACTTTGTTTGATAAAGAAGTTAATATTGTTTATCAAAAAGTTGAAGTTGGCAATCCTTTAGATACAGAAATTGATACTAAAAAAGGTTATTTTAAAGATGATGTAAAAGAAGCACTTAAAGAATTTACTGATTGGATAGAAAAAACAGTTGCACAAAATAGCATTACACAAGTCAATAAAAAAGCAAAAGAAATATTTGGAGAGGAATTAATATAAAATGCTACAAAATATATTGATATTTGATAATGATTTGGGAATTGGAATTGATATAGATTACATAATTGAAAATGGAAAGACAAAGATATTATTTTTAGATGAAATAGATGAGGTTGATATGCATGGATGAATATGAAAAAATGGCTTTAGCTGAAAAAGCATTTAAAGTTATTTTTAAAGATTCTGCTAAAATAATGACTAAAGTTGTTAGATCTGGAAGCAATACTTCAGATGTTGTTTATGTTCCAAAGAAGTATGCAAAGCATCCAGTAACTTTGATTATTTGGAATAAGGAGGACTAATGGGGATATATGATAAATTTCCAGAAAATTATTCTGTAAATCAGGCCCAAACAGATGCAGGACAAATAGGTTCTAGAATTGATATATTCCTTGATAAACTAGTGGAATCTAAAGAAAAAACAAAAGCTGCATTAAGTTTTAAAGCTCTTTTAGAAATGGAATTAGGAGAATTGGAAAAAGCAGCAATTGCTGGAGAATGTGATAAAAAAACATACCAATTTTATCGTGCTTTTACAAATATTATGTATGAATCGGTAGGAATAAATGCCCAAGAATAAAGAACAAAGTTGGATATTAATAAGGAATGGGGAAGTTAGGCATACTTTTTCAAATCGTAGAGAAGCAGTTAAATATTTTAAAGAATTATTAGAACAAACATTAAAGGATTTTAAAAAACAAGATAAAACAGATGAATACGATTATCCTATCAAAATTCCAGAAACCGAAATTAAACCTGTGGATTCGAGAGAATCATATTTAAGTTTATTATAGACACTATGGAAGATTATCACCTAACTGTTCCAGGAGCAAAAGTTTGTGTTGAATGTGGAAGCTGGTTTAGGTTGGGAGTTCATCACAAAGATGGAAATCATAGCAATAATAATCCAGACAATCTACAATGGCTATGCCATAATTGTCATGTAAGGAAACATAATAGGTATATTCCAGAGTCAAATTTTGGGGATGATTTTAGAAGAGAATCAGATTTTGGTTTTAGATTTAAACGCTAATACCCAACAGAGGAATCACCTGCTTTTACAGCTTTTTTGCCAAAAGTCAGAAATCGTCTCAGGATTGGTTGTCCTGTTTTATCACTGACTATAAACTCTGTGGGTGGCGATTATATACGCTAAAACTTAATATGAGAAAATTAAAAGAAATATTGAAAGGGGATTCGGAACTATTTTTTAATGACAAATGTTATTTAGATTTTAAAGTATGGGCTACAAGAGTTTTTGGATTTCAAATTAAAATATTTCATATGGAATGGATGCGGATGATTCATAATAATAGATTTGCTGTTATATCTGCATTTAGGGGATCTGGAAAAACAACAATACTTGGAGTCGTTTATCCTCTTTGGTTGTGTTGGTTTAAGCCAGGAACTCATATTCTTTTTACTGCTTCTGAGTTATCACAGGCAACAAAAATATTAGATGAAGTCAAAGAAAGCATTGAAAATAACGAATTCCTTAATGAATTAATGCCATCAAATCCATCTACTTGGAAAAAAACAGAATTAAAGATGACTAATGGAAGTAGAATATTTTGCAAGGCTTATACAAGACACATTAAAGGTGTACATGTTAATTATGCTTTTTGTGATGAAATCCAAGATTGTGCTGATAGAGATATATTCAATAAAGCTATTGCCCCAACAGTAAACAGAAAGAAAGGACATTTGGTTGCTGCAGGAACTCCAGATAATCCAGCAGATTTGCTTGAAGAATTAAAAAATAGAAGAGGATATGTATCAGGAATTTATCCAATAATTATTAAACCTGGTATACCAAGATGGCCAGAAGTATTTCCTATGGATGAAATAAATAAAATTAGAAGAAGAGATGGTGAAGGAAGTTTTCAAACACAATATATGCTTAATGCAAGTGCAGAGGTTGAAGGAGCAGTATTCCCTCCAAAGTGGATAACTAATTGTTTTGATACAAATGATATGTTTGGAGATAAAAAATATGAAGAAAGTGTTTGTATAATTGGAGCAGATTTTGCTATATCACAAGGTTCAAGAGCAGATTTTGATGTTTATGCTGTTGTTGAAAAAGTAGCTGCAAAAACAATTTTGAGATATGCAGAAAGGCATAAGGGCCTTCCAAAAGATGCTAAAGAGCAAAGACTTAGAGAGTTGCACAGAAGATTCAAACCATTGAGGATGATAATGGATCCATCAAATATTGGAGAAGCAATAATACAAGATTTAAGAAATGAAGGTTATCCTGTTATAGCAGGAGAGTTTCATCCAAGAGCAAGGAATAAATTGCTTGTTAATTTACAAACAATGATACAGCCAAATAAAAATGGCAAATCAGAATTAGTTATTCCAAGAAATCCTGAAGATCCCTCAACTTTAGCATTTACAAATAAATTAGTTGAGGAGCTTATTTCATTTAAAGAAGAAAAATCTCAAGCTACTGGAATGACATCATTAATATCAAAAGGAGCACATGATGATACTGTAATGGCTCTTGCCCTTGCTTGTAAAGGAGCATCAGAGCAAAAAGAATTTTTAAGCTTGGTTGGGATATAATGTTTAAAAAGAAAAGAATTAAATATGCATTGAAATTTGGAAAGCTTGAACATAAATGTGGTAGACTATTAGGTTCATTAATATTATTTTCAATCATATCAGTTTATTTTAAGATAAAAATATTTGCAATAATACTATTAATATTGACACTTGTGTGTTGGATTATATATCTTTTATCACATACATTAGAAAAGAAGTTATATCCTAATAACTTTAGATTTTAAGAAATATTTATATATAAGCTTTATGTAACATATTTAAAATGAATAAAAAAACAATCATTGTGTGGTTATTCAAATTCTATAATATTAATAAATACCAAATAAAGTATCTTTTTAAATTTATTTTTGTGGTTGTTATCTATGGATTAATTATTAATTATATTGCACATTATTTATTTTCATTCAGTTTCACAATTCAAAAAGTAATTGCTTTTGGTCTTGTTTCATATATAATTAAAGTCGAAGTTCCATACATTATAGCTTCGTGCTTTCCAAAAAAATTTACATAAAATTGCGCTAAAGCGTAGGAGAAAGAGGTGTATAAAATGCGACCTGTATCAGATGTTTTTTTAATAGAAAATCCAATTACTGCCAGTTTTGGTAGTAATGATGGTGGTGAGCCAGAAAGTACTAAGACGACTCCAACCATACCAAGAGTTAGTTTGCAAGAATTAGAATTAACTTATTTGCATAATCCTTCAATTTTTAATGGAGTTAATAAAATTGTTCAGACTATAATGTCAGCTCCCCATTCTATTGAAGCTGAAAATCCTAAAGTTAAAAAATTCTTTGTAAATTTTACTAAAAATCTTGGAAATTCTGGTTCTGAAATAACTTGGGAAGAGATGCTTTCAACAATTTTCAAACATCAATGTATCTATGGAAGAACTTGGGTTGAAAATGTTTTCAATAAAAGATATAACAGAATTGTTGATTGGGATTTGATAGATGCAAAAAAAATGGATTACGCTAAAGATGCCAATGAAAAAATTGTTTTAGATAAATATGATACATCAGTTGGTTACTTTGAATCAATTCCTTATATGGAACCAGAGTTAAAGAATGCAGAAGATAAAAAACAATTACCGGAAAGAGTTATTAGACCACAGGGAGCTAAAACAATTTTCTTTAAACCAGAGCAATTAGCACAAATTAAGCTTTATACTGTAGGAGATGGATTTTATCCTATTGGACTTATAGAACCAATTTATAAAACATCTATAAGAAAGATGAATGTTGAAGAAGCTCTTGCTAATGCAATATATATGCATGGCTTTCCAATAATCTGGGCACAGCTTGGAGATCTTAATCATGAACCTACACCAGAACAAATACAAACTATTTTAGCAAAGTTAAAAGAAACTTCTTATAAAAGGGAGATTGCAACACCATATTATTATAATCTTAAAATGCTTGAAGGAAAGTTTCCAACAAAATTAATTGATCCTTTAGATTATTTTTCTAAACAGGAAATTAGTGGACTTGGATTACCACAGAGTGTTGTGACTGGATCTACTGCAATCAAAAATCAAGCTGCAATGTTTTATTTAACTCTTAGAGATATAGTCAGATGTACAACAAGTGCAATTGAAAAATATATGTTTGCTAGAGTTTGCAAATATGAGGGATTCAAAGAAGTGCCAACAATTAAATGGGATATGATAGGGGCCCAAGAATTAGATCAAAAAGCTAAAAGAATAGTTAAATATGTTCAAGCTGGAGTATTAATACCAGATAAAAAAATCCAGGAGTTTATAAAAAAAGTAGAGAATCTGGATTAGATGATAACACAAAATCTAGTTGAAATAAGAGAGGGGATATGTCTTGCTAGCCCTTATTCTAAGAAGATTTTGGAAAATAAAAAAAAGTTAATTATTAGGCCAAAGTTATTTAGAAGACAAATAAATAAATTATTATATCTTCTTGAGGATGATTTAGTTTATGGGATTATAAAGTTAAAATACCCTAATAAAATAAATCTAAAAGATTTCAAAGAATTAAAAAATGAGCATCTTATAACAGAAGAAGAAAGAAAAAAATGGTGGCCCAATAAAGAAATCCTTTTTGCTTATAAGTTTGATATTGTAACTATGTTTGATAATCCAAAAGAAGCTAAATTTGCAAGATGTACACATAATTTTATTAAAGATTTTGAATTTGTTCATAAGAATTTAATTAAGGATATTGTTAGTTATAATCCAACAAAAATCAATGATACTCAGTTATCTGATGATTGGAAAATTGTGTTAGCTTGGTACTCTACAAAAAAATCTGGAGGGCGAATAAAGCATTCTATTGAAGAAATAATAAATCTTGCTGGAATAATATATAGGGAAATAGTCAAAAGAGTTAAAGATGGAAAAATGAAATATAAATTCCAGCCTGAAAAAATGTCTGCATTACCTAAAGAATTGTATAATATAGTGAAGAAAAGCAAAACAGGGATTATGACTGATTTAGGAAGTCCTCAATTATTAGAAAAATTTGAAGATAAAACAATTATTAAAGATTTTATTTCTGTTATTGGAAGCGTTGTAGAACAAATAAAAGGACACCAACCTAATGATATGGATTTATTAATTAGAATGGATAGCCCTACTAATTTTCTAAAACGTGCTATTGAAACAAGAATATCCCAAGATTTAGCTTTTGCTGATGATTTACATTTTGTATGGGGAGATTCAGAAGGACCACATGATACATTTATTCCTTTATATGATTTAAGACTATCCAGAATTAAACCATTGAAAAAAATAAAGATGCAGGAAGAGATTATATCCTTAAGTTTAATAAGCCCTTTTGGACCGATGAAATTAAGAAAAAGATTCTGTCAAGTAGATGAGGCAATAGATTATATGTTTAAGACAGGAAAGAAATATGCATTGGAGAAAAAATTCAATGGACTTAGAGCAATATTAATAAAACAAGGTCAAGAAGTTAATATTTATTCTGATCAAAAACAAGAAATTAGCAAAAATTTTCCAACATTAAAAGCAGAAGCCACTCAATTATCTACTAAAGATTTAATAATTGATTGTGAGTTAGTACAGGAAGATGGCAAAGATGATTCTAAAATAATATTAAATGTATTTGATTGTCTTCATCTTGGAGAAGATATAGGTGATAAATTATGGTGGGAAAGAAATCAAATACTTCATTCTCTTAATTTCACTAAACATATTAAAGAAGTTAATAGTATCATTATATTAAGTGAAAACAATGCAAGAAAAGCAATAAAACTTCTTAGAAATTTAAAAGGATCTGAAGGTACTATCATCAAAAGATATAATGGAGAATATAAAAAAGGTGGAGAATCAGATGCTTGGATAGAAGTAATTGAAAATAAAGCAACTACCACCAAAACTAAAGGAATTTCCAAAATCTCTGGAATTGCCAAAGGTAAAGAAGTAAATAGCCAAACAACACAAGGGCAAGAAGCAGAAGATTCTGAATATTGGGATAAGAAAAAAACTGAGAATGCTAGTACAACTACAGCTTCACCTGGAATTTCAAGCATACAAGGTAAGATGTTTCCTAAGAAGAAGAAAAAGATAATCAAGAAAAATGCAGAAGATGAAAATGAGATACCAGGAGAGGGTGGAACAAGAAGCTCTGCTGCTCAACAATTTTGGAAATCCAATTGGCAAAATATGTATCCTAAAGATGGAAAAGGAAAATTTGTTTACCAACATCATTGGAGAGGATTAACTGAAGAAGATGCCAAAAAGATGTCTGAAGAACAATTACTTAATACAAATCATTCTCTTCATGGAGATTTTAGAGGAGAAGTTAATTCTAAAGAATTGTTTGGTTTTACAGTATTTGAAGGAGATGCTAAAGGCAATAAAGCTAAAGGAGGAAGTAAGTTTGTTTATGAAAGTGAAAATAAAAAGTCACCATCTAAATTGGAAGGAGCATTTAAATTAGCAATCCCTCATAATTGGCTTACTGTTGGAAGTGGAAAAGGAACAATATCATCTCCAAAAGGTGTTGGAGCAACTTCAAAGAAATGGGCTAAATTTTTTATAATTGATAATGGAACATATGATATGGGTGTATGTAGAGAACATTCATTTGAATTATTTCTACATGGAAAAAAGTTAAAAGGAAGAGTATTAATTACTTATGCTCCTGTTGGAGAAGGTGGAAGAAAATGGTTGATTGATTTTCCAAAAGATCAAACTCCATATGCTGAAACCCATAAAATTGAAAAAGTTATAAGTGAATTAAAATCTAAAAAACAAAAATGGTTAATCTGGGCAAAGCCTGGACAAAAGCCAGAAAAGATTGATATAACCAAAAAGTAAATAGAATGGAGGACAAAGAATGACTGAAAAAAAAAGTATAACAACTATTGGAGAAGGACAAGACTTAGCTGAAGAATTAGATCAACTTTCAAGAAATGAAACAAAAGAAAAAGAAAACACTGAGAAGTTTGAAGAAATTCTAGCAAGAGGAGAAGGACAAGGAGTTGGAGGGCCAAAACAAGGAGATGGAGGCGCCTCAGATTGTGTTTGTCCAAAATGTGGCTATAAAGTAGCTCATACAAGAGGAGCTCCATGTAATACACAGAAGTGTCCAAAATGTGGTACTCTTTTAGTTGGTGAATGACTAAAGAAGAATTTACCGTTAAATTAAGAAATAAAAGAAATTGCGAAGAGATCATAATAGTTAAAAGAAGAGATTTTTGTGCTGACTGCCAATTACATGCAGGAATTGAAATACCAGTAAGAATCAAAAAAGAAAATCTAGAAGTATTAGATATAGATATTAAATATATTGAATAGATGAAAGGTGTTAAAAGATTGATTTTGGATAAAGATATATTTAGAAATAATCTTCAATGTATGAATAAATGGAATATTAAAGGAAAATATCTTTTTTTAATTCCTATGTATAATTCAGTAAATCCTTTATTTTCATTAAGCTTAGCAAATTTGATAAATAAACTTAATGTTCTTGAAATCAAATATAAAATTATACATGAAGTAGGAACATATTTACCTAAAGCTAGAGAAACTCTATCAAAACAGGCATTTTTAGAATCAATAGGAGAATATGAATGGCTTATTTGGTTGGATAGTGATGTAGCATTTGATAATGAAACAATGTTATATTTAATGGAATCAGCAGAAAAAAAAGAATATGATATAATAAGCCCAGTAATAGTAACAAGGTTGGCACCACATATACCACTTATTTACAAAGATGATAATCATATGCAAATTCCAAGTTATCAGGAATGGACCAAAGCAGATGCAGTAGGATTTGGATGTGTAATTATGCATAAATCAATTTTAGAAAAGATTCCAAGACCACATTTTAAAACAGAATATACTGAAAAAGGGAAACTTATTGGAGAGGATATTTATTTTTTTAGGAAGGCCAAAAAATATGGAATAACTCTTGGAGTAAATTTATTTACTAAATTTGGACATGTTGGAGGAGTTGTTTGGAATGACGAAAGGTAGAAAACTAGGACAAACTGAAGTAACCATAGATGAAATGGAAAAAATAGTTTCTCTTACCTTAGAAGGTTATTCCAGAGGAGATATTGCTAAAGAAGTAGGAAGATCTAAAAAAACTGTATATCTTTATCAGCAAAAGCTAATTTCTTAAAAATTTATATTTTATAGAAACCTTTATTAGTGTAAAAAATTGTATAACAATGTATGACAGCTAGAACTATATCTAATATACCTATCGAACAACTTTATGAACATCCAACAGTACAGGAACTTCTTAATAAAATAGGTAAATTAGAGAGTCAGGATTTGGAAAAAATTAAAGTTCCTTATGTTATTAAGGATAAAATTCTTATGAGTCCTGGAGTTTGGAATGAATACTTTTATAGTGCTGATTCTATTCATGATGCTTTCTTAAAATCTGAATGGAGTAAAAAAGAAGTTCGTTCTTTATTTTTAGATCACGAGGATGCAAGATCAAGTGAGTGGATTGGAGAAGTTATAAATCCCAAAATGAAAGGTGATGATTTAATTGGTGATTTAATTATTGTGGATAAGCCTACAGCAATGAAATTAGCTTATGGTGCAAAAATGGGAATTTCTCCTAAAGTGTCTGGTGGTGAGGAAGGAGGAAAAATGCTCCAGTTCAAATATGATAACTTTAGTGTAGTTATTAATCCTGCTGTTAAGACAGCATATATAAATAATCAACAAAAGGAGGTCAAGAAAATGGCAGAAGAAGAAGCAAAAGAACAGCCAAAAGAGGAAGCTAAAACAGAAGAACCTAAAGAAGAGGTTAAGGAAGTTAAAGAAGAAGTTAAAGAAGAAGCTTCTGAAGAAAAGGCTGTTGAAAATGCTGATAAAACGGTGGATGAAATATTAAGTGCATTTACCGAAATTAAAGAATTAGCTTTTGGTGATATTGCCAAAAAAGCTAAGGAAATTAGAAAGAAAAATCCAGATATGAAATGGACAGATGCAATTAAAGAAGCAGCTAAAACAATGCCCAAAAAGAAAGAGACAGCAGAAATGGGAGAAAATGACATTCTTAAGAAGGCTATTGAAATATTACAGAAAAAGAATAAATCTCCTGAAGAAGAAGAAGAAGAAAAGAAACCTGAAGAAAAGGAGAAGCCTGAAGAAGAAAAGGTGAAGAAACCTGAAGAAGAAGAAAAGAAGAAGAAAATGTCCAAAACTAATAAAATGAGTAGGGTTGTTGAAGAACAGAAAAGAACAATTCAAGAACTTGCAGAAAAATTGGACAAAGTTGAAGAAAAGCTTAATGAACCTGCTAAGGCATCAGTAAAATCTGAGGAGCTTAGCGCATCAGCAGATCCTGATGAGGGGTTCTTAAAAACTTTAAAATCTATATAAAAGAGGAGGTGCAAAATGAAACAAACAGTAAAAGAACTTGCTAATGAAACAACAACAGGTGCATCTGGGATTAGTACAGTTCAAGGAAGTGAATGGTTAAAAGTTATACTTGCAACCGCAAAACAAAAGATGTATTTTGAACAGTTTGCTTATGTTGCAACAGTTACAAAGGGGAACAAAGATCTAGCAGTTCCAGTTGCTACAACAAATGTAAGTTTTACATGCACTGCAACTGAATCTACTGCAAGAACATTAACAGAGATAACTAGTCTAAATACAGTAACATTTACTCCAGCAGTATGTAAGTTAGGAGCAGCAGTTTCAAAAGATGTAGTTCAAACATCTCAAGTTGATGTTGTTAGATATGCTAGAGAACAAATGGCTTATGATGCAGCATTGAAGATTGATACCTCATTTGCTACAGCACTTGAAGCAGCATCAGGTCCAGCAGCTACACTTTATGGTGGAGATGCATCAACAACTGGAACATTAGAAGCAGGAGATGTTATGACAACAGATTTAGTAGCAACAGCACAAAGGTATCTAAAAGCAAATGGATGGGTATCAGAACCTGGAAAACCATTTGTACTATTTGTATCAGCAGTTGCTGAAGAAGCTTTCCTAAAAGATAGCCAATTCGTAAATGCAGCAGAGTATGGAAGCAACGAAGTTGTTGCTACTGGAGAAATAGGAAGATATTTGGGTGTAAGAGTTGTTGTAACTGAGCAGTGCCCATCACACACAGATTGGGGTGCAGGGTCTCTTACAGGACATAATTGTTTCTTGGTTAAAGCCCAAGTTGCATATGGTATTGCATATAGAGAAAAGCCAACTCTAGATTTCGAGTATGAAAAAGATGAGGCACAATACAAGATTTATCTTGATATGGCTTACCAATGTCAAACTTTGCAAGAAGGAGCAATTGTGATAATTAATGTATCTGATGCATAAAATTTGCATCACATTATTTTATTTTATTTGCATACTCGGTAGCTAAAATAGTTACGGAGATAACACTCGGAGGTGTAAAATGACAAATACAAGATTTGGATGGCATTCTGGTACTGTAAATTGTAAAAATATAACAGCATCAGGAGATATGACAATTACAGGAGATTTATCTTTTGGTGATGCATCAACAGACACATTAACAGTTAATGGTGTAGCAATATTTGAAAGTACAATAACTTCTTCACCAACAGTAGTTGCAGATACAAGCATGTATCCAATTAGGATTTCATACAACTATCCTGGTGCTACAATGAATTCTGGTGTAGATATGGATTGTTATGGAATTAGAAGCACAATAACACAAACAACTTCTAATGACAATGCAACACTTGGTTTAAGAGGTTTTCTACAAGGAATAAGAAGCGATATTCATTTAGATGGATTTGCTGATGTCGCATTAGCTTTATATGGTAAAGTTTATGTAGATGGAGCTTCATCAGTAAATGACCTTTATGCAGTTGATGCTATTATGGGTCTAAGCACTTACACAATTTCATTGGCTGAATCAGGACAAGCAGCAGCTATAAATGCTGTAGTATCAGGTTCTGGTGAAGTAACTTGTGCAGGAACAGGTTATGGAAAAGTAAGTGGTATGCATATTAGTTGGACTAACACTAATGGTATTGGAATGACTGTAGATAGTTGTGGAATATATCTTGGAGTTGGTGCAGGAGCAACACTTGATTCTGGATATAGAGTAAATGCATCAGGAACACTTACAAGTTCT